GGCTAAAGATCTTGTCAAGCCCGAAGTCACCGACCTCGTGCCTGACGAGCTTCCAACCGACGGGATCCCTGTCGCGGAAGAAATCGATGATGAACCCATCATCATTACCGAATAAGAAAAAGAAACAAGGAGAAAATTAAAATGGCTGGATTGATCGAAGAATTCAACATTGACCTGTCCAACGTCGAGGCACCGGAGTACGGCAAGCCTGCTGACGACATCTACGAGTGGACCCTCGGTGATGTCTTCCTTCAGGAAGGATCTAAGAACTACCCCGACAAGAAGTGGATCGTCTTCAAGTACCTGCTTGGCGACACCGGACGCGACTTCAGCGAGCTCTTCGCTTTGCCTGCTGACGCTGCCAACCCCACGTCGGCAGAGATCCAGCGTCTCGGTTTCTACAAGCAGCGTCTCGTGTCGCTGGGCGTAGACCCCAACGACGTAAACACTGTCGGAGCGGACGACCTCATCGGTGCCACTGGTACCTTCGAGCTTCGCACCACCAAGGCAAACAACGGCAAGGAATACCAGAACATTCGTAGCTTCAAGGCAAACCTCGGTAAGCCAGCTGCGAAGACGGCCGCTGCCAAGCCTGCGACTGCGGTATCTAACCCCTTCGCATAGTAAGCTGGATGCCCCGACATCTTAGAGCCGTGTCGGGGCATCCACCCCTCAGTTAGGACAAACAATGAGCGACATCGCAACCGACGAATTAGGCGACTTCTTCGACTATATCTGGAACGACACTGAAGGCTACGTATACCTTCCAGTACAGCCCGCACCCTACGGCCCGAAAGACTGGCAAGGCTTCATGTTTCAGTGGCCTAAGCAGCGAGCTGGCGTGATCCGCCACGTGCTCCGTCATGCTGCTACCGAAGCCAATGTCTTCTACAGCCCCGCCATCTTCAAGGCAGCCAGCCCAAAGAAGGATGCAGTGCTTGGATCGTGGGTGCTCTGGGTAGACTTCGACGGTAACGCTCCCGCCGAGTGGGACGGCGAAACTATCCCCAAGCCAACTCTTCGTGTACAGTCGTCATTGCCCGGTCACGAACACGTGTACTGGCGTTTGGACGAATTCGTAACCGACATACCCATGCTGGAAGACCGTAACCGATCCATCGCTTATCTACTCAGTGCGGACACATCGGGCTGGGACGCTGACCAGATCTTGCGCCCTATCCACACGATCAATCGGAAGCGCAACCTTCCTGTCGCAATTAAGGAATGGGAACTGTGAAGTCTTACTCGCTCAGCTCCTTCGGACACATAACTTCTGCCAAAGAACTCGTATCAAGCAAGATCCTCGATGAGGTGCTGCCTTCCATTGACGACGTAAAGACGCTCGCCAAATGGACACCAGAGATGCTCGACCTGTTCAACATGGACAAGAAGATGGCTCTCGCTACCGATGACCAAGGCACCAAGATCTTCGACCGCTCATCCGGCATGGCTCGCATGGCATACTACGGTGCCGAGCAAGGCTGGACTGACGCACAGATCATGGCAGTGCTCATTGACGTGGACAACCGCTGGGGCAAATACACCAACCGCCGCGATCGTGAGACGCGCTACCTAATCCCGCTCGTGAACCGCGCTCGACAGAAGCATGGCTACTCCGGCTCGCTCACTGACCTTGCCATGTCGTCACTGCTCCAGCAGCAGAAACCTGTCGATGGCTCCGAAGCATCCAAGATGGTCTGGGGTTTTGACGAGTTCGTCAATGCCGAATTCAAAATCAACTGGATGCTTGAAGACCTCTTCGCCATTGGCGGCTTTGGTCTGCTCGTAGCTCACCCCGGCGTAGGTAAGACAACTCTCGCCATCCAGATGGGGGCACAACTCGCTCTAGGACACGAGACATTCCTCAAGTGGAACAATTTGGGTGGTGCCAAAAAGGTTTTGCTGCTCAGTTTGGAGATGGGTAAGCCTCCGCTGAACCACTTCCTCTCACTGATTAGCAACAGCTACAACGACAAGAAGATGCTGAACCGTAACTTCCTAGTCGCTCCATTCGGTACTCCGATCCCTCTCGATCAGCCCGAAGGCCAGCAGTTCCTCAGCAACCTGATGGACGAGTACATGCCTGATGTTGTGATCATTGACTCGTTGCAGAAGATTAGCTCGAAGGAGCTGACGGATGAGCAGGCAGTGAAGAGCTTGATCCATTACCTGTCAGGTGTGCGAGCCAAATACAACACCTCGCTGCTGGTTATCCACCACAACCGTAAGAAGCCGAACGACGCACAGAAGAAGTCAGTGGAGCTGTCGGATGTGTACGGCTCGACGTATATTGCTACTGACGCTGACTTTGTTATGAACCTGCATGCTACCTCTGAGAATGTGGTGGCTGTTACGATGGTGAAGAACCGTCTAGGTCCGACACCGGAACCTTTCGAGATACATCGAGACGAGAACCTAACATTCAGTATGGACTTCCAGAAGCTCCACCAGCAATTCATTAAGGACGACAGTGACTTCTTTGATATTGGATAGCTATGAAGAACCCGCAGGGCGTGAGATTTTACGTCGTCTATACGACTCCCCCGGTACAGCGATTGCAGTGGACACTGAAACAACCGGATTCAACTGTGTCGGTGGAGAAGATCGTTGTATTGGTGTCTCCATCGCCGCCTTGCTAGATGATGGCCCAGTGGCTCACTATTACGGGATCGACCACAGTGTTGGTACCAACGTGACACCAAATACACTGGCTCAGCTTAAGCACGTGCTGGAGCAAGAAGGTCGCCCGCTGATCTTCGCCAACGTACAGTTTGACGTGCTCGCGCTGGAAACTATCGACATCTACACGGCGGACAACCCATTCTGGGACATCCTGACTGTTGCCAATATGGTGGATGAGAATAATCCGATCCAGAAATCGCTGGCACAGCTATCTCTACGGTACCTTCAGGAGCAGGGCAAAATTGACACTCCTCAGATTACCAAGGAGAAGAAATCTGGCTGGCTCAACACGACACCGGAAGACATGTTCGAGTATGCTGTCGCGGATGCCGTGACTACGTGGCGTATCTGGGATCAACTGATGCAACATCCCGAGTGGACAGTAATCCCTGAAGAAGTATGGGATCAGAAGCAGAAGCTTATTCGTGTGCTCATGCACATGCGCCGCCGGGGTATTCGCATCGATCAAGATTTAGCTCTAACTATGGTACGAATTGGCGAGGCTCGCATTGAAGAGATCAAGGCAGAACTTTTATGTAATCCCGCTTCTAATAAGGATATGTACCATTTGCTTATAGAAAAACTTGGTCTACCTGTGCTCAAGGTATCGAAGAAGACAGGCAAGCCAAGCTTCGACAAGTTCGCCATGGAGGAGTACGAGGAGCTGTTGGAGCGTATGGACTCACCAGTAGCCAAGCTCATCAAAGAGTTCCGGGGCTGGCAGAAAGCCATCAGCGCGTCATATAAGCCCTATCTGGACCTTGTTGATGCCGATGGTCGCCTACGCTGCTCCTATAAGACACACGGCACTGTATCGGGCCGCCTGAGCTGCGCTGAGCCTAATCTTCAGCAGATCCCCAAGGCATCTGACAAGCCGTGGAATGGCAAGGTCAAAGAGTGCTTCATTGCCAAGCCCGGCTACACCCTTGTCGAGTTCGACTATTCACAGCTAGAGCTGCGCCTCGGCACGGCATACGCCAACGAAGAGTCCCTCAAGAAGGTATTCCGGGAAGGCCGTGACATCTTCGATGAGATGAGCGGACAACTGAACATGACACGCCAAGATACGAAAACTCTCGTGTACTCGATGCAATACGGCGCAGGGGAGAAGCGCATCATGGCAGCGTTCGGTGTCGAACAACCAGAAGCCAAGCGTCTACGCGAGAACTACTTCAACACGTACCCACGATTCAAAGCCCTGTCAGATATTGCATCCGAACGAGCAGCACAGCTCGGTCGCGTCAAGATCTGGTCAGGAAGGTACCGTCACTTCCAATATCCCAGCGAGTCCTACAAGGCCCTCAACTCGATCATTCAAGGCGGGGCTGCCGACATTGTAGAGCGTATTATGGTTAGGGCGTTCGACACGATCGACAACCCAGAATGTCGCCTGTTATTGCAGGTACACGACTCTCTCATGTGGGAAATCCAAACCGACAAGGTGGACTACTACATGGAGAAGATCCAAACCCTCATGGAGGATGTGGAACCGAAAGACTTCGACGTGCGCTTTGCTGTCGATGCGAAAATACTAGGAGGTAAAGATGAGTGATGAATTCTACGAATGGCTGAAACAAGGAATCGAAGCTGGCTGGGTCAGCGATGTCGTATGCGACACGCACGAAGGCTTGCCTCAGACGGACGCTGAACAGGATGAGTGGGAAGAGGGCGGCGATCCTTGCATCCACGGCATCCGTGTATGGATTGACGGAGGTAAGTAATGCCACACTACGTTTACAAGTGCGATGACTGTAGCGTCTACCACTCGACAAGCCACAGCATCTCAGAGGATCCAAAAGTGCCATGTCCTAAGTGCAAGAAGCAAATGCACCGAGTACCACAGGCTACGCCAGCATCATTCAAGGGCGAAGGCTTCTATACGACGGATAAGTTCAACTGATGATCCTCGTAGTAGACCCCGGCGACACCACAGGCATGGCTCTCTTCAGTGAGACGGGCGAGCTAGCCGAGCGTGGTCAATATGACTTTGAAAAGGTCATGGAGTTCATTAGCGTACATCGAGACATCTCCCAAATTATTGTGGAAGACTACCGACTACGCGCAGGCAAGCAAGCACAGCAGACAGGCAGTCGCTTCCAAGCAGTGCAGGTGATCGGTGCCCTCAAGTACTACGCCTACATTCGCGGCGCGGAGTTTACCCTTGTCGATGTGCAGGCCAAGACGCTCGGAGCTATGTACTCTGGCGAGAAGCCGCCGAGCAATCACAAGCTCAGCCACCAAGTAGACGCATCCAACATTGGAATCTACTGGTTCGTGAAGGAAAACATTATAGAGCCTCCAGCATTGAAAGATCTATAAAACCCTATATACTGTTTACGTCGGTCGTCCTAACTGGCGTGGCCCCTGCGTAGTCGGTTCCGCAGGGGCCTTCTTCTATTTGCCGTTAGCTACGCGACGTAATTTGCCAGCTTGCCCGGTGAGGCGGGCCTCGTGCTGAGCGAGCTCGTCAAAGATGATAGCTACATCATCAGCATGCTTGCTGATCTTGCTGTCGAATTCCTTCTGCTCAGACGAGATCGTGTCGAGCTTGGCAAACACTAGCTTGAACTTAGCGTCGAGATCGTCACGCAAATGTTGAGGATGCGAGTTCGTTATCTCTTTCTTAGTCTCCTGAATTTTGCGGTTGAGAAACCAACCGACAAGTAGCAATATCAGCGGACTAATAAGCCACTGTAGGATCCCAAGAAGAACAGATTCGACAGTCATAATATCTACAGTCTAGTAAGGGTTACGCTGATCTTTTGCGGCAGCGTTACGTTTTTCTAGTTCGGCGTAGTTGATGTAGTTAGGCTTCGAGAAGTTCTGCAAACCAAGACCAGTCAGCCAGTTACTTGCCGTCATAAACTGGTCGAATGGTGTCTTATTCTTAGCCGCTACAGCGTACTGAGCATCGAGTCCCTGACCGCTAGCTCCTGACACAATACTTCCAGTGACTGACGTACCTGTGATGTTGGAGATGTAGTTGATTCCGGGGAGGTTGGAGTCTACGTAGTCTGAGAAGTCCTTGATCTTCGCTCCAGTACCCCATTGCGTACCACCGAGAAGCTCCGCAGGAATACGGAGGAACGGCGAGATCATGCTTGCCGTACCGCGTACAGGGCCTTGACCAACAAACTGGTTGAGCAAGTCGATGTAGGGGACACCGGGAGCCATTCCGATATAGTTTCCGTTGATCTCAGCGACAGGGCCTGTCATCTGATCTGTGAGGAAGCTGGGGAACAGCTGGTCCTGTGGGAATGGATCTGCCAACGAGTAGGGATCTACGCCCATAGCTGTCGCAAGTCCGAACGATGCCTTGGGGAAGACCATGAAACGGCCCGGCTGGGTAGCGATGCCTTCAACAACACGAGGCATGATCAGACGGAACCATGTGTAGAACGGGATAACCGCACGAAGTTTGGCTTCTCCCGGTGCAAGCATGGTGCTGTCGGGGTGGTGTTTACGTACACGTTGAGCTGCGTACTCGACAAGATCGTTCCAGTTCTTGAAACGCTTACCGTTGGCTTCCTTCATAAGGATCTGGTTGAAGTGGTGCAAACGGTTGTAGTGCGTCTGGTATTCAGCCACACCACCAGCGATCTTCTCTACCTTGGTGCCACGGAATAGGAGCCTATCGCTCCAACGCTTAGCTAGTCCGCCACCGCCCATCTCGTCAAGCACGTCCTGAGACTGCTTGTACTCGACCATGAGGCCCTTCTTCTGGGCAGCCTCGTAGACAGCATCAGTGGTGATGTCTCCCCACTTGGATCCGAATAGTACGTCACCAGTCTTAGGCATCTCAGCCATGCCGATGTGCTTAGCCGTTTCCAACCAATCGACACCCTCATAAGCACGGTGGGTCATCAATACCTTGAAAGCGGCATTTCCAGCCTTCTGATAGTGCTTCAAGCCCTCGGCAACATACTGGATCATCTCGGAGCTGAGGAAGTTACGTACGTGGTGGCCCGGACGGAGAACGGTAACACCAAACTTCCAGTTAGCCAGCAAGGGCATGTAACTGTTACGCAAGAACTGGATCGTTTTAGGTGAGGTAGCAACCTTCTCGATCTGGCGGATCTCATCCAAGTAAGTTTTTTCAATAAACGAACCCTTCGGCAAATGCCCAATGAAAGGGTTGTCCATGACGTTAGCTGCTTCGGGGATCTGTACAAAGCCCGCCTTGGGAGTCTCTGACCAGATACCACTCATGGAACGGAACAGATCAGCTGATACCTTGTCGGAAGCCAGCTGAGCTCCCGCGTGGTACATCTGGCTGAGCAACTGAATAGGATCTTCAGCGTTAGCAAAGACAACCTTCCATTGCTGGATGGCTGCCTCCACCTCAGAACGTGCCATACCGGCACGGGTCCAGTCACGAGCAGCCTTCAGATCGAACGGGAAATCGATCTTATCCTTACGCATGTAAGCTTCCATGTCCTGAATGGTGCCACCACTACGGATGAAAATACTTTCAAGTGCTGCGTTATCTGCGCTTGATCCGAAGACTTGGTGCACGAGAGGCTTCAATGCTTCACGAGCTGCGGCAGTAGCCGGGTTATCGACACCATTAGCCAAGTCGCGGAACGCTTGAGTAATGAGGCGTGTCTCGGTACCGGGAATGAAGCCACGGAATTCACGGGCGACATTAGTAAGCCCGATGTTGTACTCCTGAAGTCCGCGCATGAGCTGGATGGTGGACTGCTGGTAGCGATCCACGACACGCTCAGCTCCGTGTCGAATGTCAAAGAATTCACGCATCGGGTTGAGTACGCGAGCCATGTTATGTTCGGCGGCAAGATCGTGAACTGCGGTAGCGCGAGCAAGCGGATCTACAACATTTCCAAACGCATCGAAACCATCTTCAACAGCTTTTGTGCCGTTGATAAGTTGATCTGCGTATTTGATGTCGTACTGGAAACGATCGTAGGTGATCTTCTTCAGTTTTTCTCGTAGGATCTGGTCATTTACCTGTGAAGTAACATCGAAGTTTTGCGACGCACGAGCCGTGTCCTCAATCTTTACAGCATCCTTAGCTCCCGCAACAAGATCAGCACGTGCCGCATTATCTACGGTAATAGTTGCTGCCTGCTGAGCTGTTGGCATTGTACGGCCCAAAGCTCCAGTTTCTGAGGTAGTAGCCGGGATGTTAGCCGCTGCGCGGATGCTATCGCCCATAGCCGATGAGTCTTTAGCGAAAGCAGTGAGGCGTTCAAAGTCAGCCATCGACAGGTCTTTACCTTCAGCAAGGTGACGGGCCGCCACCATAGCTTGATTATCTGCTGCGACACGCGAGATCTCGGGTGCTGCTTCACGGATAACCGCGATCATTTCATCCCCAAAACGTACCGGGTCGATCTTGCCGTAGAACATGCCCGGATGACGTGGGTTAGGTTCAAAGAACATCGAGTAAGGCTCGGTACCCTTGGTTGGCTTAGCAATGTAGTGGCGGTAAGTACCGGTTTTCTCATTGAGAATGTTCTTAGCTCCGGGAACATCTGCTTTCAAGAAAGCAAGGAGTTGCTCATCCGTCGTCTCGGGGCGCAAGTGAAGCTCAGTGACAGCCTTCATAATGTTCGTGATCGGGATGCCCGTCTCTTCATTCATCAAAGCGATCTTGATAGCTTCACGAGCAATACCCGCCTTGCCATCAATGATCGTTGTCGTTGCTGCCTTGTCGAGAACGGTGTACATCTGTACAACATCCATACGGAATTTGTCTTCGCCAATGCCCATCCAGAACGCAGTACCCTTGCCGTCCAGAACATTGGTAGCAAGACGCAACTCGTTAAGACCGTTGTCTGCGATCTCGACAGCACGGGCGTAGCCAGCAATAACCTTGTTTAGGTCTGCCTTGGACCCACTTTCTCGAAGAGCGTCATTGATCGCCTTAATAGCCTCCCGCTGACGACGCATAGCGTGGTCCCACATGGTATATTGATCCATGGAGTTAAGCTCCCACGGACGCTTACCGATCTCTTTACCGTTGCCTACCTTCTTAAGCCATACTCCATTAGGAAGCTCGCGGTAGCCCTTCATGTTAAGGAACTCATCCTTGAGGAACTTAGGCAACCATTCTAGAACGCTGTTGAGCTGGGCTTCAGTGACACCGACAAGGTAGCCAGCAGTACGCATATCTTCGCCTGCTTGAATCGCTGCCTTGATCTCCTCGCCCTTGGGCGTGGCAACCTCAGAAGTAGCTTGTAGGCGACGTACGTTGGTGCCCGGAATATCAATGCCGTAGTGCTGGAATACCGCGTCAGTGAAGCGTCCAGCGTTTCCGCCGAGGAAACCGCCAGACTTACGGTTCATGGCGGCTTCAAGCTCGGCAGTCTTCTGTCCCTTGAGAACATCACCAAGGTGAGCTACAGCACTTTGCAAGCCATTCTCATTCATCTTCAACAACTGGGTAGTAGCCTTGACACCGAAGAGTTTCTCGAACTCGGCCTTGCCCTTCTTAGTCTTGAGCATCTTGGCAATGTAGGCAGTATAGGTAGTAGCCTCTGCTGGGGTACCCGCTGCCTTCATAGCTGCCTTCCAAGGCTGCATCAACATGTCACGCATACGTACACGTTCAGGTCCCTGCTTCATGGCAAGGAACTTAGTGATGTCTTCAGACTTAAGAGACATAGCAGGCATGCCACCGATAGCTGGAATCTCAATACGGCGAACCGGATCAGCCTTCATAGCCTTCTGCTCAGCCTTCAGCCATTCACGGAAGTCAGTAGCGACAGGAGTTGCCGGAACTGCCTTAGTTGCTGCATTGATCTCTTCAAGCTTCTTAGTTACGTTACCAAAAGCATCCGCCTGAGAAGCCATCTGATCTGCGACAGAAGTGGGGATAGCTTCAGTAGCCTTAGCAATCGCCGCGCTAGCTTTAGGGGCAACTTCTTTAGCTGTAGTAGGTACGGCGGTATCCAGCAAACGGTTAGCATCAGCCTCAGCGTTTGCAATACCCTCTTCCTTCTTAGCCTGCCGAGCCTGACGATCACGCCACTGCTTACCGATCTTAAGTTCAGCCTCGGTAGCTGGGATACCGTCGATCTTGGCAAGAGTTTCAGTGAACTTAGCTTTCGCCTCATCAGCCCCCTTAAGAATAGGAGCCATTAGGGCAGTGGGTTTTACATCCTTCAAAATTTGGGATGCCGCAGGACGGCCCGATTCCAAAATAGCTTTAGCTGCTTCAGCTGTAGCTGTCGGAGTAAAACGCGAGGCTTCCTGCCTAGCTTTTTCGACAGCTGCCGCCGTCTCTTCCCGAAGTTTAGCTAATTCCTCAGCGCGGATAACTGCATTAGCTCGGTTAGTGGCGCGGGCCGTAGATCCAATAGCTTTGCCGAGGTTACTTCCAGCTAGCAAAGCATCGGCTCCGGTAGCGATCCCCTTAACAGCTTTCAGGCCAACCTGACCTGCTTTAGCGATCTGAGCACCCGGAATATAGGTAAGCGGGTCCAATCCTACGTCAAGACCAAAACCACCAATACCAGCAACCCAAGGGTTCACATTCTCTTCAGTATCTACATAGTTAGGGTCGAACGTAGTACCAAAAGCATCAGTACCTTTTTCAATAAGCTCTGCACCTGTCGGCTGATCAGCGCGGTTAGTTGAGAGGAAGCCTCGTAGAGGGGACGTAGCTACGTTGCCGATAGCCCCTAAAACGTCAAAGTTTGCACCAGTTTTTTTAGCTTGGTCTGCCTTGATCATTTCATTGAAGATCTGGTTAGGTACGTTTTCGACAGCTCGCATAGGGCGTGACAGAATGTCAATAAACCAGCTCAGGGGATCTTGCTGAGAAGGCTTAGCCTTAGCTTGTACCATGGGCTGACGGGCCTGTGCCTCAGCCAAGTAGTCGGTGAAAGATTTGCGATTAGCCATATAAACATAGTACAGGCTAGGCACCGAACAATGCCTAGCCTGTAGTTATGCAAACAAAGTTTACTGCGGGTACTTCAGTGCCAGTTCACGGTCAGCGCGAGCTGCGTTGTCAGCAGCGATCTTAGCTCGCTGATCCAAGTCAGCCCACTTGTAATCCCAGTACTGAGCATCCTTAGCACTCTGAGCCTGAGCACGAGCCTGAGCAGCTGCATTAGCAGCCGCCGCAGCTGCCGCAGCCTGCTGCTGAGCCGCAATGTTTTCCTGCGTCATACGGTCAAAGTCAGCCAATGCTCCACGCTGCTCGCCACGAACAGCTCCGACAATGGACTGGTTGCCTGCGATAGCCGCATTACGCTGAGCCTCATTCAAAGCCTGCGATGCGGTACCGAGGTTAGTGTAACGACCTGCTGAAGCAAGCTGAGCCCCGAAGCTTTCAGACGGAGCAATACCGGTAAGGCCAAGAGCTTTCAACTGCTCAGTCTGAGCAGCTCGCATAGCATCATAACCTGCGTTAGTAGCTGCTGTAGCCCCACCATAAATGTTGCCAAGCGTAGCAGCTGAGGCTCCATAGTTGGTGTTGATGCCTGCTTCGTTACCAGCGATCTGAGCAGCGTAAGCGTTGTAGAGAGCTTCGAGACGTGCACGGTCCTTAGCTGACTGGGCACGGTACGCAGCTGTCGGGTCTACATAACCTCCACCATCTCCGCTAGTATCCTCAGTTTTAGGGGCCGCAGCTGGCTTTGTCCACGCAGACCCACTGAAAATGTTAGCTGGGTTGTATGAATTCTTAATAGCTGCGCTAAAGGGGGCTAGTGGGGTTGTCGCAGCACTCTTAGCGGTAGGCATGCCGCTTTTAGGCGTAGCCCATTGAGGGTTGTTTGACCCAGAATACTTAGGGGCACGAGCAGCTCCACCAGCTCGACTAACCAAAGTATCAAAATAGGACTTACCCTCGCTACCTGAAGTCTTTACTGCCATGATTAGGCTCCTGCCGTACGACGGTTGTTATTAATGATGTTCGTCAAAGCAGCCTGCTTAGCCTGCTCCAAAGCAGCTGATCGGGCAGCCTCCTGCTGACGCTGGAAAGTAAGGAAATCATTAGTCTGGTTTTCAATATCCTGCGTACGCCCAAGAGTAATGTTGCTCTTCTGCTGGTTGTACCCGACACCAAGGCGGTTACGTGCCTGATCAAACTCTGTCGAGCGTGATGCTCCACGAGCCGAGAAGTCATTGAGCTGGTTCCAGAAATCGCTACCAGCCTTAGTGGTAAGACCTTGTGCACGTTGCTGACCATAGTCCCAAGTACCAGCTGTGTCAGCCTGCCCCGGATCCTGCGAACTAGGAACCCATCCAAGATTGCGGAGGTTCTCCATGAAAGTCTGGTCATAGCGGGTACGGGCAGTTGCCTGTTCTTGCTTTTTGAGGTTTTCAGCGGCCTTCTGGTCAGCAAGAAGCTTTTTGTACGCGACAGAGTTCAGCGCGTCTTGCGCTGCTTTCTGGTCAGCTGTCAAAGCCATTACTTACCTCCGAGGCGTTTAGCCAATGCTTTCTTACGTGCTCCTACTTTATCAGGTAGGTTGGCACCTTTGGGTGTTTCTGCCGCCCAACGCTTAGCCATCGCTGGGTCCTTAGCGAACATCCAGCGACGCTGAGCATCAGATTTAAAAGGCATTACTTCTTCAGCTTCTTAGCGATAGCGGTTTTACGTGCTTTACCGAAACGATCAGATGCATTGGTCTGGGTAAGCATTGCTTGTGAAGCAGCCTTATTGTGGGTACTGTTCCAAGCTTTGATAGCCTCTGACTTGGACGGGGCGTTGCGTTCTTTGTTACTTGTTGCGTAATCGTTGATGTTCAAAGCTTCATCCATCCTAGCTTTGAGACGCTTAGCACCTTCTCCAGATGTCTTACCGTTGAAAGCGGAAAGTTGGGCTGCACTACGTCCATACTGAGCAGCGGCTTCTTTTACATTTCTAAGAAGGTGATCTTTCGTGTAGTCCATTAGTCTTCTGCTCCTTGATCGGCAATCATGCCCTTCATAGCACTCAAACGAGCACTTGCTTTACCCTGCTGAACCACAGGAAGTTTTGCGCCACATTCGCAGCAGTACTTGTCTTCCGACTCACATTCTGCTCCGCACTTAGGGCAAGTGCAGTAGTCTTCAGACTCTGAGTCTTCCTGCTCAATGACAATCTTGAGGCCCATTACTTCATACCTCCCGCTGCGCGGCGAAGAAGTGCCTGCTTACGGGCAGCTGCCTGAGCATCACGCTGTACATAACCAGCCTTATTAGCAGTTTTGCCAATGTTAGGCATAGGGCGACCACTGCCGTAATGCTTATTACCTGCGGCGTATCGCTGCACAGTGTCTGAAAGCTTTGCCTGCTTATCCTTGAGACTAGCCGGAAGCGGAGTAGCGATCGGCTGACGTACCGGCATGGTAGAGATATTTCCCAGCTTATTGGGAAGACCGGGCTTAGGAAGAGGAGATGGTTTCATTGCCATAAGAATATATTACTCCTTAGCTCACAGATTTCGACACATGCGCGTGAGAACGCACGTATGTCATAAGCGAGAATAGGCGGACGGGGGAAGTATCCGGGGTCCCATCCGAAACGAATGTGACACGGAAATTGATCTGTCGGAAACGAAGGCCTTTCAGGAACTTCACAAACTTACGAATTGTAGAAGCTCCCGCAGTGCTTTGCGTAGTAGTTACCGCAATGCTTGGAGTGCTGGGCTGATCCCACGAATATGAAGCCAGAGAAGTCCACGTGCTGCTAGCTAGCGACGACCACGGAATTGCTTGGTTGAACGTGATCGGCGTGGCAGTACCTACGACAGTCCCCTTGAAAGATGCGTCAGTTCCCCACCAGAACAAACGCTTGTAGGTTGCTCCTGACTGATAATTGAAATTCTTGGTCTGAACGACACAGTTGAACGTCTCTGACTCACCAGCTGTGAAAGTATCCGTGATTTGAAGCGTCTTAGCCACCCGTCCGGAGCCATTAGCTATCAGTTTCGAGCTAAAACAGATAGCTGATTCATATTGGTCGTTCGACACAACGGACAGAATCTGCCCAATCGAGGTATAAGTATCAGTAGTCCATACAGTCCAAGTACGGGTACGCAGGCTGTAAACATACAGCTTGTCGAAGTAGCTAAAAATGATGCGACGGTTGAACAATGACACGGCTCGTGCCTGCGTTTCGTCAATACCTGTGCGAGTACCGGAAATCAGCGGTGTTTTGACGTTGATTTGAGTGGCTCGATTATTGATGAACTCGAAGGCCATGTCGTCATACATGAAGTAAATGTAGTTTTCGTACACGACAAGAGTTTTCTTATTTGTCAGACCAATGTTGGGGACAACTTGAGAAACAACAAACCCTGCTGTGTCCGACAGGTAACTGTACGAGTAAATCGAGTTGCTTCGGAAAACCAAGATTGAGCTGTAATAATTGACAATCTTCTTGATCGACTGCCCATCCCCAGTACCGATGGCTGTGGCGTTAGGTGTGGTGGGCCAGAAAGGGCTAAAACCTAGCGGATTGGAGTAGTAAAGGTACTCGGGAGCTGCCGTATTACCGGAGATGAAAATACGCTCCTTGTAAACAAGAGCTGTCGAACCTTTAGGCATTGCCGACACAGCAGTAAAGCTGCCGGAAGGCCCCGTCCAATAACCGCCGGGATTGGTCGATCCAGCAGGAGCGATAAGCCAAGCTTGGTTGTTGTACTCCACCATCGCAGCTGCGGCAACAGTGTTAGTGATGAGATGCCACGAACCGTCGTAGTAGTACGTAGAGCTATTACCATCGCTAGCAATCAGGAAGGGGACATCGCCAGCTGCGTAAAAATACCCCAAAATATCTGGCGATCCACCAGCTGAATTCAAAGGAATATCCACACTCTTGTACACGAAAGGTGGACGAGACTTCAAAGACCCGTCAAGATCAAGCTCAAAATTTTCGCATACAGCAAGCTCATTATCTGCGATGGCGGAAGGGTCGCTGAAAGAGTTGAGCCCACCAGTAAAGGGGCCAATTTGAATGGCTTCACCGGGCACTAGATACTCCTACCAGTCGTAAGTTGTAATGACGGAGTACGTCATGTTTTGAGCTGTGCGGTCTTCCTCCGACATGTTGTTCAGGCTGTCCTCAAACTGCTGAGCTTTTACCTGTGAATTAGCCATGTCCTCATCAAGCTCGTAAGCCTGCTGAAGAACGTAGCGAACAACGTCCTGATAGTACTTGTCGGGAACTACGAGAGTATCGACAGTACTCGTGACTCGCGCTGGACGCTGCGTGTAGTACAAATCAATGTTCTCTACCGTGCTGGGGGTAGGCCAGAAAGTAAAAGTACCTGCCCACTCATACCAAATCTGCGGATCGCCATTTACCACGTTGAGCGGGTCAGCTGAGAAGATGTGCTCCTCTGCTTCAGGGAAACTCATGTTAGGTACACGATAGCCCTTGTAGTGGATCGACTCGACTTGGTAGATGTTATCGGATGGAAAAGTGTAAGCAGCCTGCCCTACGACAGAAGAACTCGTTGATTTGGCTTTGAGCACTTTGTTCTTGGCAACAATTACGTCCTGCGCGTCATTGATCCAGCGAATAATGTCGTTGGGGTCTACCTGTACACCAGCTTCGTCACCGAACTGTCGCTGTACAGCGGTAATAACCTCACTTACGAGGCGAGTGGGGGCTGAGTAGCTCATGAGCGGTAAGTCCTTCCATTGTGCTTCCAAGTATTCTTGTTAGTAGCTGCGGCATACTCAATGAGTTCCAGAGCTTCACCAAGTTCCTCTTCTTGCTTTTTGTGATTGAGCAATTCCTGTGCGAGGCGATTGGCTTCAATACGAGCGAATACGTCGTCTGGGCGGTGCTTGGTCAAGTCGCCTTCAAAAATCCACGCCAATACCTCGGCAGGGTTTTCCATCTCAGCGTCCGACAGGTAGCGGATAATGTGAGGAGCCATATTAGCTGGAGCGTCGAGAATTGCCCACGGCTTTGTGTCGGTTTCGTCCCGATCCTGCTTGGGGATGTACACCAGTGACAGGGTTGGCTTGTAGTCGTTTAGGACCTCAGCAAGGTGGGCATGCTTGCTGTTGATGAACTCTCCTAGGTCCGAGTTCCAGACCGTAGTGTTTTGGTGAAGAGATGTACCTAGCATACCTACGAGTGTATCGTAGCCTAGAACTCTTGTCGCTTTCCGTCACGCATTATATAGAACTTCACGCGAGGAAGCAGAGCTTTCATTTCCGCAAGATTGCTAGCGTTATTGTCAGTGTAGGAGGCTAAGTGTAGCCTTCCGATGATTCCGGCCTTTTGCTTAGCTACGTCAGATCCCGACACATAGTAGATTTTGCGGCATCCCGGCATGTTCTCATTTACCCATTTCTGAGTGGCTGCTTTGTCTGCCGTGCTTTTAATGGAACGGGCTGTGATGATAACGAACGTGTCCTCGGGCTTGTAAATTACCGGAGCGTCAGCGTAAATGCTAGCGAGGCTTTTGAAGCCTGCTTGCTTGTAATTTACGCGAGCGAGCGTATCGTCAAGATCGTATCCATCCATGGTTCTATCTTAGAACCTCGTACCCGGTGAAGCGGTTGTCTTTCGACACAATCCACGTGCTCATGCCGGGGGCTGCGTCTGTGCCGGAGAAATCAGCGAATTCAGGGCTTCCTCCATCCATTGCGGGGTTTTGGACGAAGAGCAGTTGCCCGAAGTTACGGATGACCTCATGGTGGAAGTGGTTTCCCACAAGAACCGTAGCATCGCCCACAGGATGATGAGCCGCTGCCATGTTTTTATACCAGTTGTACGCTTTGACATCAGGACTTCCGCCTGTTCCCTTTCCGTATACGCTGCCGTGCGTAAGTGCATAAATGTGGCCCTGAATATCCATCGTCAATGCGGGCTGGTCATAGGCGATGTTGAACGCGACATGGCTGAGTTTCTCGTCGCGCTCAGCTGCCATTGCTGCGGCTTCTGCTACGAGTTGGTCGAAGTTGTCGTGGCGATTGTTTCGCTTGCCGTTGTAGCGGTTCTCACCGTGATTCCCCGGTACCGCCATGACACGGAACTTTGGGAACTGCGTAGCTACGCGGTCAAGGAAGTTAAGCAGGATGCCTGTCGTGGTTCTGATCTGGGCTCGCATGTCCATATCGATCTGCCACATCTGGTTTGGATAGATCGAGCAGCCTTCTACGAGGTCGCCTCCGAGCAAAAGTACGCCATCGCCTACAAACTTCCGATCAGCGGCAATACGCTCCTCTGCAAGAGTAAAGAAATGATCGAGACGCTCTATAAGAGCCTCAGTGCCGCCCCCAGCGTCTTTACCCGTCTGGGTATCGTTTATATTGAACACCATCGTGTTCTCCCCGGAAACGGGCTTCTGTGACCTCGAATTTCGCTTGAGGCTGTTCAAAACTTCAATTCCGTCCACAGTAGGTGTGGATAAGTCAGGTTCGACTACAAAACGGTAACGCCATACAGCCTGCGTCGTTGCTAGCTTCTGATCTTCGCTTTCACGAGTCCATGCCGCCGGATCATATTTCATCTCAGCAATACGAACACGGTATCCGACAGGGACTTCAATACCCATCTTGGCGATTGCAGCGGCAAAGTCTGGCTCGCCTTCAAGCGTCGGCAAAATGTCAGTTGTGACATATCGCACATCGTTAGCATCAAACTTGATGCCGGGCTCCCAGCCTTTAGGGTGAGCTACTCGCGTACGGGTAGCCAACGTAGGCTGATTTACTTCGAGGAATTCAGATAGGCCCACAGGTCGTACACTTTCCTTGTTGATGCTTGCGGATGCTTTCACGTCCAACAGGGGAGCCAAACTTCTTAAGCCCCTCAGCTAATGCGGAGGCACTCCAGCCCGGATCGAGCAAAGCTTTACGAACAGAGTTCTGCTCTTCTTCACTAAGCTTGCTTAGCCACTCACCGAAAAAACAGCGGTTGCGGTGAACAGGCGCGTTTGAAAGAAAATCGGTTAGATCGGTCATGCGATTAGCTTACATGGAATCGAAGAATATTTTCTTCAAATCTTCCAAACTCATCAAATTCGTTCCACCAGTGGCATTAGCTAGAAAGTATGCGTACTCGGCATCTACCTGACTTGAGAAGCCTGTCTCGTCTTTATAAAAGGCGGTCTTGTAGTCATCGATCGTAAGACCCGCATCTAGCCCAGACGCATTTTTGAAATACGTGTACTCGTAGTCCTGCTGCGATAGCGTCTGATCTGACAGCCCCGACTGGGTGCGGTAGTAGTCAATTTCCTGCATGATCTCTCCTAAGCGTAAAGCTCAATAATTACGGCTCCGACAGCTCCGGCCCCACCAGCTGCGGAAGTTGTTGCTGAAAGTCCGCCAGTACCGCCGCCTCCATAAACTAGACCAGTTGCCTGAGCTGATCCGGGCTGGTTTACAGATCCACCTAACTGGCTAGCTCCTCCGTAACCGCTAACAATAGATACACCAGCAGCTACACGACCATTACCGCCGCTACCTCCCGGTACAGTAAAGTCGCCAGTTCCAGTTACGCCGCCAGCTCCACCAGTAGCGAAAGCTGTTCCAGTTCCACCGGCAGCCATTCCAGATCCGCCAGAACCGCCCTTAGCAATTACAGCAGTTCCGAAAGAGGAGTCTCCACCAGCTGAGCCAGCGTTGTTACCAGCCGACCCACCAGATCCTCCAGTGCCTACAGTTACTGTTACGGAAGATGTGAGTCCTGCAATGTCGGTAATAAATTTTTCTGCGTAGCCTCCGCCGCCACCACCAGCACCATTAGATGCGCTAGATGCGGCTCCGGTGGATCCTCCACCACCGCCACCAGCTCCGACAGCCCTAACTTTGATGGCACGAAGCCATGAGTAGGATGCTTTAGAGAAGGTAGCCGTACCAGCTGTTGTGTAGTACAAAGTCTGGTTCAATCGGTATCCCGTATCGACAGTAGAGGCCCCTGTCGTTACCTGAGATCCCGCAATAGCGAGTGTGGATTGAGCTTTATTTTTCCAAAGTCCTGACGACGATTCATATTGAATCAAGTCGCCGTTAGTTTTTGAGGTGATTAGAACATCGTGTAGCTCATCAAGCTCATACCCATTCTGTACTTTGACGAAAATAACGCCCTGCGTTGCATGAGAACGAACACAGTACCCGATCTGAACCAAATGAGCTGGAGACGTAGGAATTGTAGTAGTCATTCCACCGGCTGTAGATGAGCTAAGCCACACAATAGCTCCCTCAGTCATGGCTGAAGTGTCTAAGTCGTGGACCATACCAAAAGTAGTGCAAAAAGCCTTTGCCCCGCCCGAGGCATCCTCAGTCATTACGCCGAACGTGTTTGATGAAGTAGCTTCTGAGTTAGCTTGAGCGTAACGAACAGTCTGATTAGACCCATCTGAGCCAACTGTATAAACAACTTTTCCATTAGTAAGGCCAGTGTTATCAGCATGCTTTACAAGAGTTACTTGTTCCTGCCCCAGCTGAAGCGTTACGTTACCGCCCTTCAGTCCAAGATCGAGGGTTCCGTCAGTATCGTTCCAACGAAGACGCGCAGCCGCTCCAGTAGTCGTTGTGGGAGTCGTGTCAAAATCTACATAATCGATATTCGACAAAGCGCTTGTCCACGCAGTCGCATAGTCAGTGCTTGATGTTTTGTTTAGGATCTGGCTTGTTAGTCCGCCTGCGGGAACTCCGGGACCTGCGGGGCCGGTCGCGCCGGTGGCTCCTGTAGCTCCAGTAGCTCCAGTAGGTCCAACATCTCCTTGGATACCTTGAGGGCCTTGTGGTCCTTGAGGCCCAGTAGCTCCAGTAGCACCGGTCGCACCTGTCGCGCCAGTGTCTCCACGTGGGATCGTAAAGTTGAGGACATAGTTAGGTGCCGTTCCAGTGATCGTGATAACGACAGAGCTACCGGCTGCGCCCGTAGTAACAGTGCCGAGGGTAAAAGTAGGGGTTACTCCGGCAGGGCCTGTGTCTCCAGTATCGCCTTTATCTCCCTTAGCTCCGGTAGCTCCAGTAGCTCCAGTGGCTCCGGTAGCCCCAGTCTCTCCTTGAGGGCCAGTAGGTCCGGTAGGTCCCATTGGACCTGTATCACCTTGAGGTCCTTGAGGACCGGCAGAAATCGTGTTCCAGTCAGTTCCGTCGTAAACCTTCATGGTTCCGTCGTCTGGGTTGTACCAGCCATCGCCGGTATCTGGAGTTGTCGGCTGCGTTGTCTGAACAAAAATGTTGGTGGATCCGCCACCACCTGCATGCCAGCCGTTCTTGTAAACCTCAAGCATGTAGTCGTCAAGAGCTAGACCGGAGGGCAGGCCACTTCCAGTCTGGAAGAACGGATACTGATATTCCACAAAAACTCCAAAGTAAAAGGCCCTACCCGATTGTATCGGATAGGGCCCTTACTTTGTGTGACTAGGACTCGATGATGTCCGAGATCAGACCGTGCGTGTTACGACGGTCAGTACCGAGCTCGTGGTACTCGACGAGGCGAGCGTAGTAAGCGTCGTAGTCGCCGGAGCTGTCACGAACCTGCTTCCACATCGAACCATCGCGGTCAAGCCAGTGAGCTTCCTGATCGCGGTAGAACGTGAGAGCCTCTTCGTTTACGAAGTACTGCTTGCCCAGAGGAGCATCGACATCAGCAACGACAGGGATTTCTCCGTTGTCGGTGGTGAAGGCGAGGCCGGTGAAGCCACCCTTGAAGTCCTGCTGGTTTACCGTGCTACGAGTCTGCGAAAGCAGGTTGAAGTAGCTGCGGCGAACACCGAGGCTCTGGAAGATGACCGTGGTCTTGCCACCGCGAGTGCGGATACGGTCAGCCATCTGAATCATCAGGCCCTCCGAAAGTGCACGTGCGGTACCGCCGTTGGACGAAACCTCTGCGGTCCACTCGGGCTCAGCCGAAGGATCGATGTTGTAGAGGGTTCCGCTCGATGCGATGATCGACTCAAGACCGGTGATCTCGCGGAAGCTCGATCCGGTACGGGTGATGATCTGACCGGCGGTGACGTTGAACGTCGCGCCCGACAGGGTGACGGTGTTGGCACCCGAGGTCAGGTCTACTGCGGTAACGGTACGACCCGATACTGCTACAGTCGGACCCGAAACGGTTACAACATCGACAACTGCGCCGATCTGGAACAGACGAGCGTCAGTGACAGCTACGGTGTTTACACCCGAAGCGGTCGTCTTGACGGTACCGATAGCACCGTTGCCCGAACCGTAGATCTGACGGTTGAGGTCCTTCTTGAAGTCGTTCTTCAAGCCCTCGATCTCGTTGTCAAGAGCCTTAGCAAAGGCCTTGGGGTCAGTGCTGGACATGGCGATTGCCTGACCAGTCAGCTGGATTCCACCGTACTGGTGCTTCAGGCCGATACGAGCGGCTGCGTGTCCCTGCTGACCAGCAGTGGGGAGTGCTTCCATCTCGTTACGGGCACCGAGGCCAGCGTTACGACGGGTGTGGACGGGGAAGGTTACGTACTTGCCGCCAGTCTCGTTGGAGACACCGCTCGAAGAGCGCGTGATGCGCTTAAGGGTGGTGACTTCGTTGTTGAGCTGCTCGCGGATACGGCCCTCGTAAACCTCTTTGAGGAGAGGCGTAATGGTAGACAGTGTAGCTGCCATGATTGCGTTTTCCTTTGTTAGGAGTGGTGACTAAGCCTTGTTGCCTTGCGACAGGAACGCAGCGATAAGGTCTTGTGTCTCATTGCGAGACATTTCTCCTACCGATTTCTGCGACTGTCCCTGCGGCGTTCCACCCGAAGTTGGGAGGAGGCGTGGGGCTGAATCACCGGGACGGGGGGTTGTTAGGATTCGTTCACGGAGAGCGTCAAACTGTTCCGCTGCTTGAGCAAGAGGAACAACCTTGTCGCTTTGTGAACTTAGAAAAGCTGCCGTACGCAGGATTTCCTGCATGTCATCCTGTGAATAACCTTTGCTATTTACAAGATCCTGAATCTCGGCATTGAGCTCTGATTCAGCCTGCTGCTGCAACTCCATTTCCTGCTGCTGTTCGAGGAACTGACGAATCTGTTCCTGACCTTTAGCAAGCTCCTCATAACGAGGGTCAATAGCTTCGGAGGAAGTTTCCTCTGAATCTACTTCGTCAGCAATCTCTTGAGCTTCCTGCTGGGTGGGCATGCGCCCATTTTCCTTAAGGAAGTTACCAAGAGCCTCGTACATGGCTTCCGGGTTCTCGTCCAACTGCTGAACGATTGACCGGTAGTTCTGGATCTCTTCGGGAGTTCCAAGTTCCTTGTACGGTGCATACTCAGAATTGATGGTTTCAAAACGCTTATTTACGCCCTGATCCCACTTGCTGAGTTCTGGCTGAATGAGTTGAAAGGCAGCATCGCCCAGCTTATCTTTGATGGGTTCCCATGCGGGGTTAAAGCCGCCTGTCGTATCCGGCCCTGTAGTCTCGGGTGCTTCAGTTCCTCCGTCGAGGACTTCTGCGGACTCTGTACCTTCTTCAATTCCCATGTTATTTATCTCCTTGCCGTACCTACTATGTAGGCCCTAGCTAGATATTTTGTCTGTCGTCAGTTCCTGACTACAGTCCTACGACGGAAATGCCGTGGGTTTTGCAGACGTAAATCAGGTCGTCTTTCGTGGCTCCATCAAGGAAAGCCGACGGGTACGACGCAGTTACGTCAGATCCTGCGATGGCGGTACGAAGTGCCGAAATGGTCGGCTTCGTGTCTGCCTTCTTGTTAGAAAGAACGGGAGTAGTGTCCGCGTTCACATCAAAGTTTGCCATGTTTATGCTCCGGGAGTGTTAGGGGCTGGAACTTGTCCATTACCACTCATCGTAGCACTGGTATCAGCGTTTTGGCCTGCTTGTTCCGGGGGTACTTGCTGGCCCTGATCCATGCTTGCCATAGCTGCCTGCAACATATCCTGCTGTTGCTTCATCTGAAGGTAAGCTTCGTGCTCAGCTACGTGCAGATCAAACTGCTGACGAAGGATCTCCGGCAGAGCTTCATACTCTTGCGACATACGGAAGGTGTTGTGAACTTCGATGTGCTTTTCGTGAATATCGAAATCGTCTACCTTGATGACCGGGCCCATCTGCGGTGCGGGCTGCGGATTCATTGGGTCTTGCGGCATCATCTGAGCCTGCATCTGGAACTGCTGTTCTTGCATCTGAAGTTCCATCGGGTTGAGCATCTTCATCTTGATGTTCTCACGCTGAGCCTTACGCTCAGCTACCTGAAGGATGTCGAGAATCTTCTGAGCACCTCCGACCTCCATGAGGCGAAGTGCGAGAGGCTGGTCGATAAGACCCAGACCGAACATGTCCATGACGCGAGCATCCTGAGCTGCTTTCGACACGCCGACGGAGGAGCCGGGCTGGATACGAATGTCCGTACCGTTCTTTACATCGGCTCCCGACAGGAGAAGAGTGTCAAACGAGCCATCCGCACCAATCGTCTTGATCTTGCGACGCAGGTCTACGAACTGCACAAAGTTCTCGATGGTCTGCTGAGCGATACGGCTGTAGCCGTCCTCGATGTTCTGGTACTGCGGGGTACGGAATGAGTTGTCTGCTTCCTGAAGGAACGAGATAGCCGTACCTGCGGTAACACCTGTCGGAGCCTTACCACGTGAAACATCGTGCTGACCGCCAATGTCTTCAATGTCAGTGAGAACGCGATCTTGCTGCTCTACATAGTACTGAGGGAGCGGGCTGAGCTGGATTGGCTGAGGAGCCGCAAAACCAGCCTTGTACTCGATGACAAGACCCGGCTCGTTAGTGATCTTGCTAGGAACAATCGACCCCTTCTGGGCGAGCAACTGTGGCTTAGCCATGCGGTTGCCCGCCTCCGCAATCTGCGAACGCAACGTGTTGTATTCGCGCTGAAGCGGATTCAAGTCTACAAGTGGCGAGTCACCGTAGAAGGTGCTCGTCGGAATGTGCTCGAACTTAGTGAAGGGGTACTGTCCGTGGTTGTAGGGTAGCCCATCTCTAGTAATCGACACGATAAAGTCGTTGATAGAGATAATTACTCCACCATTCGGCAATAACTTGTGCGCTCCCGGCTTCAACCACGTTTCATAAACAATCACCGAATCCGGTGCGTTAGAGTTAATGTTTCCGAGGTTAAGGTAGCCTTCCTCGATAATCTGGTTTGCGCTTGAAGCGTTGGGCTGAATGTCCTTACCGTTGAGGACATCGCCAAAGTACTGCTTGCACCACGACAAGGGCTTTGTGTAAGCGTTGATGATGAATGGCTGGTCGTCAATGTCCTGCTCGCGCAGGTCAGGAACGAAAAGGTGGAACGGGGTAACTGCGCCGTAGCGGATGTTTCCCTGCTGGCCTGAAACCTTATCTACAGCGTCCTGATCCCACCACGTCTTGATGAAACCAGTACCGGTAACGACAGTCCACCACATTGCACGTGAGTAGTGGTAGCGAAGCTTCTGCGAGTCCGCAATCGAGCTCCATGCCTGCTCAGCTGCGTAGGCTGCGCGGACATCCTCATCCTCAGCTGTCGAAGGAACAGCTACCGCATTGGGGATTGCCGACAGGAACTGTGAGAGTTCTGAGCGCACAAATGCCCGGGTGCGGTTGATCACCTTACGCTGTGAGTAGTACGGCTTCTTCGGCATAACAAGCTTGCCCTGAAGGTCCGCTGGGTAGCTACCGCCGGTCTGCTCTACCCACTGCTGCCCGTAGAAGAACGCCATGTTGGTGTACCACTGAAGCTGACGCTGGGTACGAACCTGCTTGGCCTTAGCCCATTCTTGCTGAACCCACGAAGCAAGCTTCTGTGCGTCCTTAGACGCAAGGAACTGCTGGAGGTCGAATCCGTCGTTTACCGGAAGCTTAGTCGGACTCGAAGAACTCTGCGTCGAGTCCAAGCTCGGTGAGGAAGGATTGCTCATACTCATTTACGGGATCCTCTACTAGGCCGGGGTTACGTTCTGCGATACGGGAAATTTCCCCGTCATCTGATGGGTCAAAGGTATTGAACCCATCATACCCCGAAGCGGGGTTTACTGCCGTAATTGCTTGATAGCTCATTACATCAGCTGCTGCTATTAGTTGAGCTAGACGCTCCTCCCGAGCCCCTGCTTGGCTTAGCAGGTTTTGGTACGTCGTTAAGATCGCCAGTTGGCTTTCGTAGTTCGATTCCTGCTGCTTTTGCAAGCTTTTTAGCAACTTCGTCACCAGAAAGGTCATCAACACCAGCACTACGACCAGCAAGGATGTGGGTAATAGCCATGAGAGATTCAACAAGTTGTCCTTCTTTCTTCAGGCCATCTGCGTAGCCTTTCTCGTACTGCTCTTTGTCGTGGAGTGCCTGTGCAGCATTGTCCTTGGTTTCGAGGATGCCAGCGATCTCTGCCATCTCTCGGAGGGTTTCTACCGACAGGTAGACACGTCCCTTGTTCTCTACCGAGATGTTGATGCCGGTGTCGAGGAAAGGTCCGTTCGGGGACCGGGTGATCCAATCCACTGCGGGGAGCAGTGTGGGCGCATCGGTCATTGACCAACGCTTTGCGTCTTCGCCTTCAAAAGCCATGTCAGCCTCCGTAATAGTCGCCATACGATTCATTGGTTTCCCAAGGAATCGTGGAGCTGTCGTCGTCTACAAAATGGACATTGGGGTCGTTAGCCATTTTCGCTAACAAGTCCATATATGGAATTGTAGTGGGTGTTTTCTCATTTCGGGTAAGCTCACGCCCATTGTTAGGGCGCAAGTCGGGCATAAGCGTCATAAAATAGCGGGCAGAGTCAGCGGCGTGGTCATCCTTCTTGTGGATTTCTTCCTGCTTATTTGAGTCATACGCCTGCTTGTCTGACGAGTATGTAGCCCAGCGAAGCTTTTTAAGCTCGCGGATTAGGTTATGGCAGTTGCGAGTGATCCGCCATGTAGGAGTTCCGTTTGGGCGGATACGCATGTACTCTTGCATCTTCTCGATACCGATGGATACAGCGCGAGGAACGCCCTCGACAGCAATGTAAACACCCTGCTCGGCGTAGGCCTGAAGCACCGAGGTACCGGTGATGCCAGAGGTCTGCTTGAGGGCCGGGTCGCCTGTGCGGATATCAGGCTGCTTGCCCCACGCACTCTCACGCTCGTGAATAACAGCCGCATGCTCAGCCACTGTCATGTTCGGCGCGTAGTGCTCAGCAAATGTCACAATCTCGCCGTTAGGAGCTACGGCATGCCAGAGGATAGCTGTCGGGTTGTTCCAGCCATGATCAATGGACATGTACCACTCCCACTCTTTCGGAGGAAGGTATTGATCGACAAGATACTTCTCTGTCTCCATATTGAACGTAGGAAAAACCAGACCAGAGCGGGCAACAAAGTTACCACTCTCACGAATGTCTCGCTCTTCCTTATTCATGCCCATCATGTAGAAGTTCATGTCATCTTCTTCAGCTTCGATGTACGGGTTCTGCTCAGCCGACAGCTGGAACGTAGCAACCTCGCCATCGGGGTTAGCTAGAGCAGGTTCCCACAGCAGGTCATAGGTCCAGCCCATACCCTTTGTCGGAGTAGCTGCGATAACCCACCAACCGTTGTAGTCGATCAAACGCATCATTGACTCGTTGAAGATGTGCTGTGGCGGCTCCTCGTCAAAGAAGATGAGGTGACGAGGCACACCACCAAGCTTCATGAGGTCCATACCCCACGTTACGAAATCGAGCGTCGATCCGTTGGAGAAGGTGAAGATGAGGTTTTTGGAGTCCCAACTCTTATCGAAAGATCCATCAACAAGCATGGAAGTCGTCGCCCATCTTTTAATCTTAGGTAGCACAATCTGTTCCACACCTTTAGCGATATCAACGACGACAAATCGTATTTGAATTGCCCCTTTACCCCATGATTCGGGACGAGGTATATACGGATGAGTATTAGTTGCCCACCATATCGCTTCAACAACTTCAGCGTCTGATTTTCCTCCACGGTTTCCTCCCGACAGGAATCGTCCACGCTTAGCTGTTTGGTGAAAGCGTTTTTGTTCAGGGTAGTCTTTTTGCCCATACGCGAGAATGTTTGGTTTACGTACGGACGAGTCAAGTTCGTCTAGGGCAAGATCGAAAAGATCTTTAAGCGACGGTTCAGGTTTTTTAGCCATTATGGTTTAATCGTTGCTCCGAGTCGAGCCAGTGCCGATTCAACTTGCGTACGCCACGTGGCAATAGCCGCACTTGTCTGTATCTCATACCCGGCAAGCAGGGCGACAGAATCGCTTCCATCGTGCGTGTGATCTCCGGGAGATGCCTGTCCGGGATTTCCGCCTAGGGTGTGGTGGATTGATTCGTTACGGACATCCGTGTCGGCGTTTGTGTGAAAACGCTCTACAGCATCTGCCGACGGCTCTCCAGCCGCTTCTGCGTTTGTGGAACTTTCGCCAGCTCCGTATTGCTTGACTTTGTTCTGCATCTCCATGCGGATAGCTTACCAAAAATAAACCCCCCGGCACTCTTTCGAGCTTGTTCCGGGGGGCTAAATTTTTGTTTTTTACTGGCAGCTATCGCACTGGAAAGCATCCATGGGATCTACGGGTACGCAGAAGCCGCCTACTGAATCAACTGAATCCATTGTTATTCCTTAGTAATTCCAAAAGCGGGGTCGTTTGGGTTGAGGTAACGAATTGCGACAGGGATCACTGCGATCCAAACCGCGTTAGCGATACCGTACCAGTCCTGTGCGGTGAACTCAAATGGGAGTTTTCCGACAGCAAAGATAGCAGTAAGGACGGTGGCGAGGAGTGCTCGCGCGTATGAGAAGAGAAGTGCTTTGTTCATTCTTGTATTTTACTCCTTAGCGAAGCTTGCAGCCAGCACGTTGCATAGCCGTGTATGTCTGAGGTCCGGGAACTCCGTCAATAGCTCCCTTGTACAGCCAGTGAGCAGCCAACCATTTCTGGCAAGCAGTCCATGTGAGTTTACCGGGAGCTCCGTCAATGGCCCCAGAATAACCCCAGTACTGCTTCAAATACCCTTGAAGCCCCTTCCATGTGCGCTTCTGTACAAGGCTGGGTTCTGGCGTGGGTGCGGGAACACCAATGAAATGTGCGTGCCACGTCTCACTAGGAATGTCATAAACAAATCCATGTGCCTTCATAATGGCAGCGATTTGCCCATTTTCCCGACCGGGGGTAGTGTCTGCGGCTAGTCCGAGGCCGTGGACTGAATTTCCCGGCTTAGCAGCCAAGGGACCACCTCTTTGATAGATCCCCCACGCATACCACTGGTTGAAACTGCGAGTAGAAGTCTTTGCCTCATCGCGGACATACTGGTCGGCTGGGATGCCGAGGGGGCGGTAAGCCTCCTGAGCTGTCAGCTTGATGCCGTGACGGTCTGCCTCAGCGACAGCAGCAATGAAAGCGTGGGCAGCGTCTGGGCGCAGGTATTTGCCCGGAGAGATCGGGTACATTGCAGATGTTGGGATCTGCCCGTTTTTGTATTTTCCCCAGCTGTCAGCCATGGTTCTCCTAGATAGTTATGTCGGCCCATGAAGTGCCGTTGTATACGCGAGCAGTTGTTACATCTACCCACGCAGTTCCGTTGTACACCTTGAACGTAGTTGCAGGTACCCAGCTTGTTCCGTTGTAAATACGCCCACCAGCAGCTACATAAAAAGTAGTTGCATTAGTAGTTGCCGCACTATTTCCTACATCATTTACGGCATAGGTACGGAACTGGTAGTAGGTTGCGGGAGCGAGGTTACTGTACGTGTACGCCAGTGAGGTCATGGTTTGCGTGTTGCCCCACGCACCCCACGTAGTTCCGTCGCTGCTTGTGCGGTACTGAACTTTGTACGAAGAGATCGTGGCGTACCCATCAAATCCGGTGCCACTGGCTGCGGTCGTCGTCAAAGCAATCGAGCGAGCTGTCTGAGTAGCTGCCAAGGAAGCTGGAGCTTTGGGAACAAACGCATAGGTGATTGACCCGGCAAGCGACTGCCCCGAGTAAGCAACATCGCCAGTTCCAGAACCGAAGTAAATGTTTCGTCCAGCGTACGATGTGTCACGACCGTAGTACATCGTGCCACCACCCGTCTTGCCTAGACGGAATTCAAACGTGCTACCAGAGTCACTGAATAGGTAGTTTCCACTTGTAGTGACGCTTCGGTACACGACGTACTGGTACATGCCGGTGCCGCCGGTCTGGTAGCCAGCGGTAACGTCGTAAATCTTGATCGGCTGGCTTGTCGTAGAGTCCAGCGTGTTGTTACCTGTCGGCATGGCAATGCCATCAGTGTGGACGTAGTTAGCGTCCGAAAAAAACGCTGTATTGGCGTTGGATGTCGCAATAGTTAATGTTGCGGTCATTTACTATGCCCAGACGCGAATGTCGCCAGTAACCATCCCAGTTGTCGGGTCAGTGCTCTGGTAGAAAATTGTGCGGGTGGTTCCCGACCGGACAACATTCGACACATCGATGGTTGCGTCAGCGACAAGTACCCAGCCAGATGAGTAGACGTAAGTCTTGTGCGTGTCCGTCTCGTGAATTAGTTGTCCCGTGTACGGAGCCGACGGGCGAGTGCTTGACGTTACAATTTTTGCCCCAGCAGCGACATCTTCCCAAGACGAGGTAGCTGACTTGTAAATGTGCGTGGTCTGCGTGTCAGTCTGGTAAATGATTTGACCATCAAACGGTGTGGACGGGCGGGTACCCGAAGTAACAACCTTCGCGCCGATAGCCGCGTCAATCTTGTCAGAGTTAGTGTTGAGAACTGAAATATCGACAAGATCAGATCCGGCAGGCTTCGTAAGGCCCAAGCGAGTAGTAGTAGCCAAAATAACTCCTAAGAATTCAAAGCCTCAAGGGTACCGGCTGCGAGGCTAACTTCACTCATTATAGCCTTGCGAACGTCAGCATCGGGGACATGTTTGATAATTGCCTCCAAAAGCGTCATCACAACGACACGGGCATCCTCTACGGATTGGGCGTTCGGGTTCCATCGTCCCGAGATTTCGAGAACCTTGTCGATAGCGCGATCCTCACCAGCAGCAGCTTTACCCGCCAACGCGGTAAGGGCCGGTGCAATGGCCTCTTGAAGTACGCTCTCTGCCGCATCATTCGTCGCCTTCCTAAATGCCGGGTGTCGAAGCCACGCCTGATAACGCGCCATCGGCACACCAAGCTCTTTCAGCTTCACACCAATGCTCCGCCGATCAGTGAAATCTGCCAGCTTCAATAGGACGCTCTGCTGCTCCAAGGATAGCCCGGCGGATTCATCCCACTCAATACCTCGATACGACAAAGCCTTCTTAAACTCGTCCGTGAGAATAATCCCGCTGTACGTTCTCACATCAATCCGGTCATGCGTGTTATGCAAGTCCGTCACGGATGGCAGTTTGCCCGTCTGTCGGTAAAACGTGTACGCGGCAGCGACAGCATTACGGAACTGGCTGTCCGTGTATCCGACAGGGGTGTCTACGGGCTGGAAACCTTTCTTAGCGTCCCGCACCATAATCCCGCCGGTCTTTTCCACAAAATTATTTGCCACGAGAAATCAACCACCCAATCACCAGAAAAATGCCGATACCAATAAAAAACGCGCCAAACGTGAAAGGCGAAAGGCCCATCATAATGTCGTAATCGTTAAACATTAGCCACCCACTTCTCCTGCAAATCACGCAAGGTTCCCACGTACGGGTATCCGGCCTGCGTCAAAGCATCAACAATGCTCACCGGCATCATCGCCTGCCCGCCGCGCATGTAACGCATCAACGTCGCTGGGGGAATCTTCAACGCCTTCGCAAACCCCTGCGCGGATCCCACAGTATCCCGCACCATCACAGCGACAGGGCTCAAACTAGGCGTACCCGGCTTCGGCACGTAATCAAAAATCCGTGGATCAATATTTTTACGTTCACAGGAAACCCACATTGTGTACGCCGCCGACAGGTAAGGCGTGTCGTACTCGTCAAGCAACTCCACAGCAGGATCAATGTCCACAGCAAGGCAAGCCGCGTAAATCGCATCCGTCATCCGGTCGCTAAGGTCAGGGTACATGCCCTGCTCAATTGCCACCAACGTCTGCTTCGCAAACCCATACTTGTCACAAAACTTCCGCTGGGACAATCCCGCCTTATTACGCAAATGCACAAAAGGGTTAATCATTAGGCACCTCCAAGTGCTTCTTCAAAATGTTGAACTGGTGCGCCAGCTCGCCAGCCCACTGCTCATGCGCAAGGCTACGCGGAATATGTACCTCACCGGCAACACTGCCAACCATAATCCGCACCCACGGGTCAGGCGTAAGCCCAACCGTCACCCGCCCAGCTGTCGGAAACGCAGCAAACGCCGCATTAAGCAGCTCCTCCTCCGGATCCATTAGCTTACTTACGAACCTTGCTCAAAAGTTCGATCAGCTCATCAAGGCGAACCTCAAGCACCTGCAAAGGCGCAGGGCCCACCCAGCCGATCTGCTTAATGTGCACCATCGGCAAACCAGTCATCCCCGCGATCACATCCACACGGTAATTCTCAGACTGCGCCGATCGAGGATACTCAGGCGAATCAGGTACATCCACGATCTGATCATTCACAAAAGCCTTCTTCGACTTCTCAGCCTTCTGCACAGGGGCCTTCTTGTACCGCTCATCCTTAAGCGGCTCAACCTTGTACTTGTCGTTGATCGGCTCCGTGACTTCCTGCTTACTTACGGTAGGTTTCTTCTCGGTCATCATTCTCCTTATTAGCGGACCATTGGGGTTAGCTTACCATGGGTGTGGCAGATCCTGTCAAAATTACCGGTAACAAGTGGGGGGGTTATTGGTATCCGGCACAACATCATTTTGGTAAGCTTATGACACGGGCAACGGTTGCCCGGGCACCACCTAGTAGTTAGGGCTACGAAATGAACACCAACACCAACGCTTACCTTGAAGGTATCGACGCAAAGCTCGAAGAGCATGACAAGCTCATCGGGCACCTAGACAACGCGCTTGTCGTTGTCGAAGAGTACGTCGCGGCTATCGAAGAGGGGCTTATCGGCGGCACCCCCCGCGCCCGTGAAGCACTTATCGATTTAGACATGGCAGGGCTTGCCAGCGTCATGAAAGCCGTCACCATTTCGGGCACGTACGTGTTCACCGCCACGGTTGAGCTCAATGACCGCGTTCCCGTGTGGGAGCTTGGCGAAAAGTCACAGTCTGAGCTCGAAGAGCTGTATGGCGAAGATATCCGCAATAACGGCTTCGAGGCTGACGACTTCGAGACTGAAGTCACTGACATCTCAATCGAAGTGAACCCATTCAACTAACCGACCCGGGGGCAGGGCAACCTGCCCCCTCTCACAGAGAGACTTACGGATCATGACTGACTACCCTATCCACACCGCTACCAAGCTTCGTGCGTACCCTGAGTGGCGCGGCATTGGCGGCGACAACGCTTTGCTTATCGCTGATGGCTTCGACCATTGGGTACTCGCTGAGTACACAGACAACGCGCACCAGCTCTTCCCGCTATTGCGCGAAAGCTTCCGTACCCGCGGCGGCGCGGTACGCCGGGCTAACCAGCTACTCGCTGAAGAGGAATCCTACTCAGGTATCGAACACGAACGCTTTTAGGTTTCGTCCCTAACGAAGCAGCAGACCCCCGGCGAAAGCCGGGGGTTTTCTGTTGCCGCAGCCGCCCCCGGAAACAAGTGGATCAAGTTGTTTGCTGGCTGTTGGTTGTTTATACGGTAAGCTAATAGCAGATCCCCTAAATCGACAGGGGCACACAGAAAGTTAGGGCAATGGCAACTAGTAACAATGATGTGCGGGGCATGTACACCCGCTATTGCGCGGCACTCTCACGCGCGGGCTATGACGTGAGCGAGTACCGCCTTTACACGGGCGACGCTAGCAATTCGTGGCGATCACTGATCGGCGGGACGGGCACCCCGGGAACCGGATCCTACGGCTACCTAGGCGACACTAAGCGCGACGCTTACCGCGCCCTGTTTGTTATGGCGCAATTGTTGGAAGATATCGACTACGACAAGCAACGCGCCGAATACGCCGAAAAGGTACTAGCCGCAAAGGAAAGCAACTAATGAGCACTTACTACAACGCCAAAGAGACGCTATGCGTGGATGTAGACAACGCCCTACAGGGCTGGCGCGTACGTGTTAGCACCTACGACACCGCAAACGACTGGCGCGAACGTGCCAACACGTACATGATCGCGGAGAACATGCGGGAAGCCGTAACGGACGCTTTGCTAGCCGCCGGGATCCCGTGGGAAGACACAGAAGCCCTATGCGACACATGGGGCATCGAATACCCCGAAGACGACGAAGACTAGCCCCCCTAGCCAACTAGCTCCCGGATCCCCCCCGGGGGCTTTTTGGTGCCTAGCGGCAGGATCGGAGCCCCCTCGGAAACAAGTGGAGCAAGTCGTTTGCTTGCTGGCAGATCGTATACGATCGCTGGCTAGTTGATCCGTCGTTAGCTTGCCGGAAAAAGTGCCCGGCTTTTGTGTTGTGAATTGCTCAGACAGATCACCGGCTTTTTTGTCAGTACCCCCGATCCGATCCCCCCGATCCCCCGATCAGATCGCTAGCCGCTTGCCGGGTGCCCCGGTGAGTGAGACGCGCCCGTTAGGGCAAGCGTCGAACGCGCGGGCACCGGGCATAAAAAAAGACGCTCACGCGCCTTGATCTCTCTCTTATATTGTTTGATACCGTCTCTAGGGTGACGGTATCAAACAATATTTATAAGGGCAAACGCATGAAAAACAATATTGTCGAGATCCCCGCTACTGCCCTACTGCCAGGGCAAGAAAATATTTTTTACTTACTTTGGAATATTGTTTACACGTTTCGCAATATATGTGATACCTTTATCACGTGATCCTTTTTAGGATCCAAGAATTCCCGGCTAGGACGACCGGGATAACCGACAAAAAGATAGGCACCGACAATGAACACTCAGGATCTCATTCACTCAGTCTCATTCGAGCTCGAAGACAATGGCATGGATACCGACCGCTACGGCTGGGTACACAACGGCTACACTGCCACGCTCTCACGTGGCAACGTAACACTCGATGTTTTGTACCGTCAGGGCACCGCGCACACTAGTGCCCCGGATCTCGAAGACGTAGTGCGCGCCATGGTTGCTGATCGAGACGCTTTCATGAGCGCGTCAGACGCTGACGAATTCGCTAGCATGTTTGGCTACGCTGACGGTACGGACGTTTACAACGCATGCGCTGAAAACGCCGACAAGCTAGCCGCACTTTACGGCGAGGATCTCCCCGCTGTAGTTGCCTACTTGACTGAAACGGAGTAACCGACAATGAACATTGACAAACTAAACCGCGAACGCCGGGCACTGGCAGATCTTCACTCTCGACTGACTGATCTCTCGCCCGCTGAATACAACGCACTTATTCACGCTATTTGGAAGCTCGACCGCCAGATCAACGAAGCCACCGCCACTAACAACTAACCGACAAACAAACAGATAGGAACCGACACAATGAACACTGTAACCATTACCCCCGCAACACTCAGCTCGATCGCTTCACTGGCACCATTCACCGATAGCCGGGCGATACCGGCAAGTATCGGCGGGATCCGCGTAGTTGTCGATCCCGTACGGATCACCGCGTACGCTACCGATCGCTACCGGGTGATCGAAGTCTCGACTGAACACTACGACAGTAGCGCGGGCACGTTCGAAGTAACCTTGCCTACTAAGCCGCTCATTGAATTCTCGAAGTCGTCGAAGATCAAAGGACGTGAGCTTTTCAATTCGATCACGTTGTCAGTGACTGACGATACCGTGACAATGAGTAACGCTGACAATGGCAGCTCGATCACTACAGCTTTAGTTGTAGGCAACTACCCGCCGCTCACTAAGCTGTTTGATCGCCCGGCGGGTGACACTGGCATGATCGCTATCAAGCCTAGTTTTCTGGCGGATCTCACCAAGGTAGTAGATCCTCACGGTAACGCGCTCAAAGAATTCTGGACTTTTGAATTCGCGGGCGACAACGGAGCTGTATTGCTCACGCCTACTACTGCCCTCACCACGGGCGACACTGTACGCGCCATGGTACAGCCTAAGCGCGTAGGCTAACCCACTCACCCGGTGCCCGGGTAAATGCCCGGGCACCCTAACCGATAGGAACCAACAATGACTATTTACTACCCGCAGCAACATGCCTATGAGGGTACCCGCTACGCTATCCGCGCCGATAGCTTCGACTACGATCATCACTTTGCCGGTGTAGCTTCCAGCGAATACATTCCGGGACTAGGCAAGATCTACGAAGTCTATCCCACGTGCCACGCTTGCCGCGCTGACTGGACTACTCACCAGCGACGTGACGAAGACTGCCCCGCAGCAGGCCCACTGTACCGTGTGTTTATCAAAGAGATCGGATAAAAAAATGGAATTCCCTATTTACACCGCCAAAATTAGTAAAGACGGCTTTACTACGTTGCTGACGCATGAGACGGACGATCCTATGATCGAGACGTGGATCGATCACAATACGCTAGTCCAAGCCGGTAGTGACGAAGTAACGGAATGGATCCGTCGAGATTGGTACTCCATGCCTAAAGCTGATCAGATCTCAGCGTTAGGCGGCACTAACGTACGCGCCGCGCTGATCCGTACGTTCGAGGGGCTCATGGATCTCTCAGACGATCTACGCCGCCAAGCAACGCAGGATAAGCTGCCGCTACTTGCCCGGTACCATGCTGGACGCGCGGAAGCTTTTGCCACTGCCCTATTCCATGTTCAAGAAACACTGAAAGAAAGCGAGTAACTAATGATCAAGCACGTAAATATCGAAGCACACTGGCATGACTACCCTGAGCGTACGTTCGAAGCGTATGTCGTTGTCGGTGACGGACAGACCGTATTCGATGACGACTACCCGTTCGACGACCGGATCTTTTACTACTTCCATGATCAAGCTGAGCTGGAAGATGCTAAGACCGGCAAGCACCATGAATTCACTGTAACCGACATTCAAGAAAGCGAGTAAGACCATGACAAACAACGACCGAGTATTTTGGATCAACGTCGAAGACGTGTACCGCGTTGTCGCACGTGACGAAGATCACGCGCAGCAGCTATTGAGTGAGTACCTTGAAGGTGACTGTACAGTGCCCGTAAAACATAAGTCCGGTGACTACCAGATCGAAGAGATGATCGACTAATGGCTAAGCACCGTAAAGAAAAGCCGCGCATTACGTTCGACCGTCCCGCGTTCGATAAAAACGCTAGTGCCCTAGATATCGTTTTGTATGAGATCGAGCACGGCTGGATCGGCGTAACGATCATGCTGCTTGTCGGCGTACTACTGTTCATTACCGGCGCGATCTTTGGCGTAATCAAGGGGAACTAATGACTATTCACGTAAGTAACCGCCTACGGGCTAACGTACTCGACGCTATGCGAGTGATCGGGGAACCCGTCAGTGTAAACACACTGGCGGGCACCCTAGGCAAGTCGCCGCAGGCTATTCGACAGGCACTCGACGGATCCGGCGTTATCAAAATTGACGACAGTAGACCCGTACTGTATGCGCTGCCGGATACCATGATCGGTGCCCGCCGGGTGCCTAGCAAGCATGACGAGATCGAGTACGTTGTCAGCACCAAGGCAGCGGACGCTATTGTCGAGCTTTGGAATTCGCAGCGTGAGTCGATCGGCGGATCGCTCGCCCGAATGGAAATTGTGTCGTCGATGAAGCCGGGAGCTGTTGCTGAGCAGATTGGCACTTTAGCTGGTAGTTTGGCTGCCTTAGCTTTTGAGCTGGATCAGGTGAAGTCAATGCCTGACTGGTATGAGATCTTGACCGATAAGGAGTAAGCTAATGGACGTTATGAAGCTCGAAACGACACCGATCCGGGTACCAGATCATGACTTTTGGTATCAGGATCCTGAGCCCCTTTTGGCTGAGTGGGAACGCAGCCAGTGGATCGAGAAACGCCTTTTCTGGCTAGCTACAGGGCTAGGCGTATCCGTATTCGCACTTTTCTTTTTCGCTATTGGACTAACGATTGGACTGAACCGATGAGCAGCTACCGAGATCCCGCTAACGAGTACGACGTAGAGCTTTACGCCGATATCTCGGACGCATGTAGCGGGGCTAAGTGCGGGCTGGAAGCGGACTTCCGGGACGCTTTTCTGATAGGTGATCAATACTTGGTCGCTTATGTATGGACTTGTCCTAATTGTCAGCATGAGAATTACTTTGAAGCTGACACCGACAAGTATCTCGACTGATGAGTGTTGAAGACGCACGTCAGCAGCTGATACAGCTAGAGATCGAACGTCAGCAGGTTGCTGCCCGGATCGAAGAGCTCGAAAAGCTACGCACCGAGTGGGCGGTTACTGATCGTAAAGCTCAGCAATTACGTAACGATATCGACAAGGCACGTAAAGAGCTTGAGCGTGAGGAACGACTTGAACAGAGCCGTATCCAAGCTGACAGTGTGCGCTCTGGTGCGATCGAGCTGCGCGAAAAATTCGAAGCTATGGCGGAAGGCCGTGTCTGGTGGGAAGGGATCCTGCCGCACCAAAAGCAGGGCGTAATGTTTGGAGCTGTCGCTAAGCGATGGATCCTAGGCGACGTGCCCGGGCTAGGTAAAACGTGGCAAAGCATTGGCTGGCTGGATCTCATAGAAGCTCAGCGCGTGATCGTTGTCGTACCGTCAGACATCTGCGATCAGTGGGCGGGTGAAGCCATGACGCTTGCCCCGCACCGTCACGTTGTCAATCTCGCTAAGAAAACGCCTAAGCGTAGGCACCAATTACTCGACGAAGTGGTGGAGCTCGATGAAGCGATCATCATTGTGAACTACGAGATCTGGCGGCGTGATGAAGACGTACTGGTGAAGCTCATGCGTTGGCAAGCTGACACGTTGATCGTTGATGAAGCTCACGCGCTAAAGAATACGAACAGCGCGAATTTCAAGAGCATAAAGATGCTCACGTTTGTCGAGAACCAGTGCCCTCGCTGCGATTATCAGATCTCAGGTACCACTGAGCTGGCTGTTCACCCACTCGCTAAGAAAACACCTAAGCCCTGCCCACAATGCGCGTGGCAGCTCGGTGATGACACTGGGCACGTGTACGATAATCCGCTCGATGACTACTTGAAGACCCGCAGTATCAAGAACACGTTGTTTACGACAGGTACGCCGATCCTGAATAGCCCGGAAGATATTTACGCGCTGCTTCACTTGTGCGATCCGATCCTGTTCAAGTCAGTAAATCAATTCCTCAGCACCTATTGTCGAGAGAACTACTTGTCTGGTAAGTGGGAATTCCGTCCGGGAGCTGTAGCCAACCTGAAACCCCTGATCGAAGGGCGTTTCTTGGCTCGCACCTATGACGATGCGGGCGTTACGATCCCGCCGCAGCATGTTCATGTGATCTCGGTCGATCTCGACAAAGAAAAGTATGCGAAGCAGTATAAGGTGATCACTCAGCTCAGCAAGGCAGCTTCGATCATGCTCGATAGCGGTGCCCGCATGACGATCATGCACCTTATCTCGCTCGTTACTCGTAAACGACAGGCAAACGTCTGGGCTGGCGGGATCGAGATGAAAGATGAAGACGGTAACGTGATCTTCTCAGTCGGTGACGAGGTACAGGAGTCAGTCAAGATGGACTACGTGATGGACAACGTGAAGCAACACCTCGCTGCCGGGCACCGTCAGGTCGTTTTCTCGCAATTCAAGACCGGCTTGGCTGAGCTCGAACGCCGCATGCGGACAGAAAATATCCGCGTTGTTCGGTTGGACGGCGACACGCCGGAAAGCCTGCGAGCTGAGATCAAAACAAATTTCTACCGTGCCAAGAATGAAACGCCTAAGTGGGACGTTCTGCTATGCAACTACAAGACGGGCGGCGTGGGGCTAAACCTGACCGCGATCACTAAGACACATATTCTCGATGAGGAATGGAACCCCGGCAAGCGGGATCAGGCGTATGCTCGATCTGCTCGCATGGGACAGTCAGAAGAGACTGACGTGTACGTGTACCGTATTCCCGGCACCATTGACACGTGGATGTCGAATACGATTTATCGTAAGGAAAAACTGATCGGTGAATTCACTGATGAGATGGTCGAAGAAAAGGAAGACATGATGGGCAGCCTAAAAGACGCACTTGAGAGCGGAGAGATCCTCTAATGGAAATCAACTCATGCTGGGCATGCATCTGCGACCTGCACGAAGAGTGTTACGATCTTGCCCCTGTCGATGACGAAAGCGGTTACAAGTGTTGCTGCTTCGATGGCAAGCACGGCGAAGATAGCGTCACATGGGTAAAGGAGATCGGTCGCCCGGTATCCCAGCCTGACGAGATCGCTGACGTACTCTCGACCGGACGTAAGCGGGCAGCGATGCTGTATCCGATCTACGAAGGTATGGTCTGCGAATGGGCTGGACTCAAGAACGCTGGTGGCGGTGTCGTACCGATCATCGGATGTAATGGAAACAAACTCTCACCAAAGAAAGGCGGCGACAGTGACCTCGTTCAAGGAGATGTTCACCATGGGCCCGATAAAAACACACTCGCAAACGAGCCGGGCAATGCCCATCGCATTTGCGCGTATTGCCACCACCGATGGCATGCAGCTAACGACAAGTATTACGGAAAGCGACCTACACGTGAGGATGGGAAGGTGGACGGTACTAAGCCGTTCCTACCTCTTAGCGAACATGACTGGGCACCTCACGACCCGGAAACAAAAGCAACTGATCAGGAAATTGAAGAAAATGAAATCTACTGGAGTTCTCGTAAAGATGTGGTAAGCTAAATCCATAGCGATGAAGCTACTCACTGCGGAGCCGGGATTGCCCCTAACCATTCCCGGCTCCGCCCCCCTAAAAGTCAAAGATAAAATGAAAAGAAAGAAGAACCGAAATGCTACTTTGGATCGACCTAGAAACGACCGGCCTTGAGCCAACAGAAGACCACATCATCGAAGTTGCTTGGCAGCTGACTACCAACAACATCAAGGCAGTCGATGATATGTACACTCGCCTTGTCGAGGTACCCGCTAAGGCGTGGGTAGATATCGCCCAGAACCCTGACGTGTGGGACATGCACACCAACAGCGGACTGATCGCTGACTACGAAGATGCGTGGAAGCACGAACGCATCAACCGTGTCGAAGATGTCGAGGATCAGATCCTCAAGCAGATTGAAGAGCTGCACTCAGACGATATCGTCATGGTCGCTGGCTTCAGCGTTCACTTCGACCTCGGATTTATTCGTGAGCACATGCCACGTCTTGCACGTGTACTCAGCCACCGTATCTACGATGTCACCACGCTGAAGACGTTCTTCAAGACGTTCGGTGTCAGTAGCGCGTACGAGAATATTGGTAAGCACCGCGCCTACTGGGACACGATCGAGGCTATGCACATCGCTGCGGAACTCCGCAGCCTCGTCAAGCAGCACCTCGAAGTTGAAGAGGTAACGTACCCTATCCCCGGCTTTGAGGACTTCCCCCAGATCCTTGACAGCCTGACAATCAAAGGAAACGACAATGCCTAGCGTTAGCCACTCCGAGGTAGACAGCTACCTTCTCTGCCGTCGCAAGCACTACTACGGCTACACCATGAGCCTTCAGCGCGTCCGTGAGTCAGCCGCCCTGTCGATGGGGGTAGCTGGTCACGCGATCCTCGAAACCTTCTACAAAGAGATCCTCGCTGCGGGAGACAGCCACGAAGCCCAGCTCAAGTTCTGGAACAAGGCACTCACCGTTACCGAGAACAAGATCATGGAGCTCCGCAAAGAAGTAGAGATCCCAACTAACCGTGCCAACATCTTTGACACGTTGCTGGAGCTGTACTTCCCTAATGAGCCATTGGTCAAGCAGGGATGGACGATCCTCGGTGTCGAGAAAGCTTTCAACCTTGAGTACGACGAAGAGAACCACCTTCAATACCCATTCGTTGTAGACATCATTGCTCGATCGCCCGAGGGCAAGACAGTCGTTATCGATCACAAGTTCGTGTACGACTTCTACACCTACGAAGCCAGCATCATGCAGCCGCAGATCCCTAAGTACGTCGGTGCCCTTCGCGCCCTTGGCTACAAGATCGACCACGGCGCATACAACATGATCCGTACACGCAAGCTCAAAGAGCCTGACTTCGCCAGCATGGTGCAGTGGCTCGACGTAAAGCCTGAGCCTGCCCGTGTACAGCAAGTCTTCATCGAGCAGATCGCTGTAGCCAATGAGATCCAAGGCATCAAGCAGCTCGATGAGGATGCACAGAGCGCACACGCCTACCGTGTCGCTAATAAGATGGTGTGCCAGTCATGCTCGTTCATCGATATTTGTCGAACCGAGCTGTCGGGTGGCAACACCAAACTAATGATCCAAACAGAATACAAAATCCGTGAACGCAAAGAGTTCCAAGTATCAGAGGAAGTAACAGAAAATGACTAAGCTCGACACGCTCATCAGCCGCATGGCTGACCTTGAGCACCAGACCGTAGACAAGAACTTCATGGGCATGCTGTACGGCCCCCCCGGTGTAGGCAAGACCACACTTGCGATGGGGCTCGCACACAAGCTCGCAGGTGCCAAGGGCAAGGTACTCTACCTTGACTCCGCCGATGGCTGGGTATCGCTGGAGAACATCCCCGCCCTCATGCACAATGTCGTACGCATCCCGTTCGAGGAGTACGGCGACCTGCCAACCCTTGCTGCTGCCCTGCGTGACAAGAAGCGAGCAGACATGCTGAAGGGCGTGAACGTCATCGTCGTAGACGAGCTGTCGTCCATCGCCAATGACGTACTCGACCGCGTACTGCGCGATCGCACCGGCACCAAAGACGACGAGATCCCTGATGTCGTAGCTGAGTGGTCTGACTACTACCCGCAGAAGGAGCTCATCCGTAAGGCTGTCATACAGCTGCACGAGGTACCCAACCTGCACGTCATTCTCGTAGCTCACGCTAAAGAGAAGATTGACCACCGCAAGGTGAAGATCACCAAGCCTGACTTCCCTGACAAACTGCTCGGTGAACTCCAGAAGCTTATGCACCTCACCGCTTACTGCACCGCTGAAACATCCATGCGAGCAGGAGAAGTTATCTACACCCGACAGGTGCAGAGCCAGCCGTCCGCACTGATCGAGGCAAAGTCTCGTATTGGCGGACTCGCATACAAGGCTGAGTACCCTGAGTTTGTAGCCGCTGTCGCTGGCTGGGTAGCTGGCGACCACATGGCTAAAGATCTTGTCAAGCCCGAAGTCACCGACCTCGTGCCTGACGAGCTTCCAACCGACGGGATCCCTGTCGCGGAAGAAATCGATGATGAACCCATCATCATTACCGAATAAGAAAAAGAAACCAGGAGAAAATTAAAATGGCTGGATTGATCGAAGA